AGACGATGCGGATTATGAAGACGATGCGGATTATGAAGACGATGATGTAGATATAGATGACGACGGCGATGACGATTATGATGATGACGATTATGATGATGATGACGATTATGAAGATGATAATGATGATGATGATGATGATGATGATGATGAAGAACCGGAACCACCAAAGAAGCAAAGAAGGAAAAGTAAAAGTAAGAAAAAGGCAAAAAACAAATGCCCACATGGGTATGAATTTGGTGTAGATCTTGATTCACAGGATGAATGTGATGAATGTGATGAATGGGAAGCGTGTATGGACGCTTTTGAATCTGAATAAAATAATATAGGAGCGCTGCCAATGACTAAAAGGGTGAGGAAAAGCCAGAAGAAACTAAGCCAACAAATAAAAGAAAAACACGCAAAGAAATCAAAGCACAAAACACCAAAATATGATGGCATGGATAATGTGGTATCAACAGGCAGCACATTATTAGACCTGGCCATTAGTGGCGGTAGGTTCCGAGAGGGGGGTATCCCTCTCGGGATACTTGTTGAGATTTTTGGACCTAGCGGCGCTGGGAAAACAGTGCTATTATGTCAGCTTGCTGGAAACATACAGAAGTTAGGTGGGCAAGTCATGTTTCACGACCCAGAGGCTCGCCTGAATAAACAATTTGCCGGCATGTTTGGGCTAAACACAAAGGATATTGAATACACTGTACCTAGCACAATCCCCCAGGTGTTTGGAGGTGTCCGGAAATGGGTATCTGATGAAAATGAAGATAATGCCACATATGGTGTGTTTGCCGATTCTCTTGCAGCCCTTTCTACTGATATGGAACTAAGCAAGGACGAAGGAGATAAAATGGGCATGCGGCGTGCTAAAGAATTCAGCGAAGAACTCCGTAAAACTTGCCGCATCATAACCCAAAAAAATGTCTTGGTTGCATGTTCAAATCAAGTGCGACAAAATCTGGATGCCGGTCCTTATGGACAGAGATACATTTCCCCTGGAGGTGAGGCCATAGGGTTTTATTCCAGTCTACGCCTCCGATGCTTTTCTCCTAAAAAAATAAAGGTAAAGAAAAAAATAAAAGGGAAAGACCATGAACGCATAGTAGGTGTTCGGACGGAAATCGAAGTGTTCAAGAGTTCTGTATGGAAACCCTACCGCACAGCAGAAGTCTATATTCTATTTGACTACGGTATAGATGACATTCGCGCCAACCTTCAGTATCTCAAAACAAATACCGGAANCACCGTCTACAGCATAAAGGATAAAAAATTACATAGATCATTAGATGATGCCATACTGATGGTAGAAGAAGATCATCTGGAACAGGAACTTAAAGACGCTGTGATCGCTCTTTGGAACGAAGTAGAATCCAAATTCGATAATAAACGCAAGCCGAGGATGAGGTGATTAAGTATGGCTAAGAAACGCATAAAAACATCATCCGCCAAAGCAAAAGGAAGGAACCTACAAAAATGGACATGTCAAAAAATATCAGAATTGTTGGGTATTCCTTGGGGAAAAGATGAATTAATAGCATCCCGTGAAATGGGGCAATCCGGCACAGATGTTCGCCTGGTGGAAGAAGCACAAGAAAGGTTCCCCTTTTCAGTGGAATGCAAGTATCAAGAAACATGGTCAGTGCCTTCATGGATTAAGCAGGCAAAANAGAATCAAAAAGAAGGAACCGATTGGCTTTTGATTATGANGAAAAATCATAAAGAACCGGTTGTGGTTATGGATGGAGAACGGTTTTTTGAAATATTAAAAGGCGCATTACAAAATGGTACCTAAATGCAGAAAATGCGGACGCCTACTTACAAACAGAACATCCATTAGAATGGGAATAGGGCCAACCTGTTTGGCAAAGGAAAGAGGGTTTGTGCATGTGCAGAGACTACGAAGGAGCGCAAGCCCCGCAAACTCTTCCTATCCAAAACTGCTGGGAGGTGAAAAAAATGTTAAACAAGATGCAGATATACAACTTCCAGAGTCACAAAAACAGTGCTTTAGAATTCGTACCAGGCACAAACGTCATTATAGGCGAAAGTGATTCAGGAAAATCCGCTGTTCTCCGAGCACTTTATTGGGCAATATTCAATAGACCATTAGGGGAAGGGTATACATCTGAATGGGGTGGAAATACCAAGGTGATATTGCACACAGTTGAAGGAAACACTATAGAAAGATCACGAACAAATGACCGGAATGTATATGCCGTGAATGATGAACACTTTGAAGGGTTCGGTTCTGAAGTTCCAGAAGAAATCACCCGCTCCCTTGCCATAGATCCTGCTAATGTACAGTTCCAAATGGATCCCCCTTTCTTGTTAGCAAGCACTCCTGGAGAAGCCGCAAAATTACTTAATAAAGCGGCATCCATCGACGACATAGACACAGCTATAGCCAATCTAAAAAACGCGCATGCAAAAGTTAAAAATAGCTTACAAACAGACGAAGCATGCATAAAGCAATATAAGGAACAGCTTACACAGTACGATANCATTCCAGCCATTGAAGAAAAACTGCTACAAGTAGAAAAACAAGAAAAAACATACCAACATATACACAGTAGGACACAAGAATTGAAAAAGCTGATTGATAAGATTAAAATAAAGCAACTATCCCTAGTAAAAATGGAACACATATCCCAGCTATTGAAAAAATATGAGCACGTATTTGAACAATACACATCACTCCAGAAAAAAAGTTATTCGTTCTGCCGATTTAAACGCATTTTAAAACGAGCCAAAAACGTACAGGCTAACTTACGTACAAAAACACATGTTGGTGACTGTATGAGGCTGTTATGCGACTTACAAAAAGNGCATAAGGAATTGACAGACANTCATAAAACATCAGAATCCCTACAAGAACTATATAGGAAAATAATAGGAAGACAGCAAACTCTTAAAAAAGAGAACCAACGGATTACAGAATTAGAAGAAGAATTTATAAAATTAGCACCAGAAACATGCCCCTTATGCGGCAGTATGATGAAAGGAGAAAAAAGAAATGGAAAATAGACTAGCGACCTTATCTCAACGTAGATACATAAATGATTTGGTAATAAGATGCCAAGAAAGGAAGATTGAACTTCCATTTGAAATATTAGATAAGATTAGAGATAGTTCATTATCTAGTNCGTCAGCNANNGACATTATAGATGACCTAAAATTTGAGCTGGGATGGGGGTAAACAAAAAGCGAAGGAGGAGAAAAGGAGAGAATGAGAAGAAGAAAAAGGACGAACGCAACAAAAAAAGCAGATGCCCTCCTAATATCCGACCTACACATCACAGATTCCCCACCTATTTCCAGAACCGACAATTATATGCAGGCACAAGAAACGAAACTAAAATTTATGCGAAAGTTAAGTGAGAAAAATAATAATTGTCCAATACTATGCTCCGGAGATATATTCGATAAATGGAAAGCAAGTCCTTGGTTGTGTGCATGGGCGTGTAGGCATATTCCGCAGAATTACCTGTTTATCACAATCCCCGGGAATCATGACTTGCCCGGGCATTCCATAAAGCAATATGACAAATCCGCACTGGCACTTCTAGAACAAGTATGCGATTGCGTTCATGCGCTAAAGGGCATGGGGGAAGAAGTGGACGGAATGCATATAACGGGTGTTCCTGCCGGACAGATAGAAGAGTTTCTCCCTGCCCTGGATTCCATGAAATTCCCTAAGGCGAAAACGAGAGCATTAATGCTTCACGAATTGGTCTGGGAAAAACAAAAACCTGTATGGGCAAAAAGTTCCTATTCCGCTGAAGAAATATTGGATATGTTTAGTAAGTATTTTGACCTTATCCTCACGGGAGACAACCATCAGAGTTTTATGGTCAAGCAGGGAAGAACTCTTTTAGTCAATCCCGGAAGTATGATGCGAAGAACGGCCGATCAAGTAGACTTTCAGCCCAAATGCTATCTATACTATTCTGACTCAAACACCGTAAAGGCTGTAAAGCTACCAATCGAAAAAGATGTGCATGATACAACACATCTAGATAATAAAAAGGAACGAGACGGGCGTATTACCGCTTATATAGAAAAGATGCAGGGAAGCTGGGAAACTGGAATGTCGTTTAAAAATAACCTGGAAGCGTTCTTTGCAAAAAACAATACACCAAAGAAAGTGAGGGAAATTGTATGGCAGGCAATGGAGGCAAACTAGGACAAAAGCTGCTTAGAATAAAAGAAGAATTAGAAGAAAAAAAGGCACTACAGGCACAACTACAAGGGGAGCTAAATGAATTGATGAAACAACTGCAAGAATTCGGTGCCGGAACAGTTGAGGAGGCCGGTGAAATTTTACAGAAACAAGAAAACGAAATAAAGGACTTAGAAACAACCATCCAGGAAGGTATAGATGAAATTGAGGATATGATGAACGATGAAGAATGATATGCAGGCACTACGCCATAAGTTGGAAAGGCGGAAAGGGCAGCGGAACCAGCTACAAAAAGTAATAGATCGTCTAGAAACACAAATAAGAACAAACAAACGAAACTTTATCAGGCATGAAAAGGCGTTGNAAATAGTCAAGCATGTAGGACTGAAGACACAGAAACANCTAGAATATCATTTGGCAGAACAAGTGAGTTTAGCCATGGATGCCGTATTTGATGATCCATACAGATTAAAAGTAGACTTCCTGGAAAAGCGTGGAAAGACAGAAGTCGAGTTGTTATTTACCCGACGAGGTATGGAGTTTCCCCCGATAGGGAGTGCAGGGGGAGGGGCTATTGATGTGGCAAGTGTTGCATTGCGCGTCGCTTATTGGTCAATGCGGCGGGATAAAAAGGCAAGACCTTTGCTACTACTTGATGAACCCTTTTCCCAACTAAAGGGAGAAGATGCGAATAGACGTGCGTTATCCATCATCCAAGAGCTTAGTCATAAATTGAAGTTGCAAATAATAATGGTCAGTGACGAGCGTGTTCCACGTGAGGACATAATGAATAATGCAGATAAGGTGTTTCAGGTTGTGCAGGGTAAGGATGGAATCAGCCAAATAAATGTTTTGTAAAGGGGAGTGAGCGAAATGAAATTAATTGATCAATTTATAGATGAGTTGGAGAAACTCAAAGAATATAAAGAGAAATATGAAAGTCAGAAGAAAGATAAAAAAACGATGTCGGATGAATTATATCAGCTTATGTTAGAAAAATACAACACTATGTCATATGAGGAACGTGTAGCATACCATAAAAAAAATATATGTAAAGATTGCAGATACGGATGTCCTTATTGGGGACCAGACCCGGACTTTCCAGAAGATATTCTAAAACCAGTTCCTAGCAAGAAGGAATGGATTCCCGGCACAAATATATGTGAAGAGTTTGAGTGGTCGTAAAACATGAATGAGATAACCCAGATGAAGGAGGTGAAACTGTTTTATGACAAGAGATGATTTTTACCCGCTTATAAACGAGATATTAGATAATGTAAAAAAGAAATTCAATCAGAAAAATAAGTCGTATGGCCAGGAAGGGGATCTATTTCACAACTTCCGGAAAACAGCTAAGCGGGTGATGCAGTCTAGATTTGAGAGTGAGTATGAGGATATGTACCGGGTGATGCTGGCGTATCAGGACAAGCATAGGGTGGCGCTGGCGAACCTAGGGTTGGACGAACCGGAGTTTGAAGATAGATGTCTGGATGAGATCGTGTACACGCTGTTGGCTATAGCACTGCATCGGGAATATGAGTCGTCGTCACATAGGGAGGACCAGATGTCACATAGGGAGTACGAGAAGAAAGTTTTTGCGCCACGGTAAAGGAAACACCATATGTCATTGAAAACGGAAGGGAAAAGGAAAGGAAAGGAGAAAATGACTGTGACTAGATTTGAATATCTACGCATATTAAGTCTAGAACATGCCGCATTAATGTTATGTGAGGGTAATTTTAACTTTTGCGATGGTAGTTGTGGAAGAGTCCGAAACACATGTACAGATAAAGAAAGGGAAAAATGTTGTNTCTCTTGGCTGAAACAACCAGTTATGTCTAATGTCCCGAAGGATTAAAAAACATCTAAAAGAAAGGATGATTAAAAATGAAAACTCTAGGCATCATAAAAAAAGTAGATTTGGTACAGGAGAATAAACGATTGAAGGATGCATTAAAACAGGCGGCAGAAACAATCAACGAGGCGGCTTGCCCATTTGACTGGCATGCTGATTTTTGCGATGAGGACATCCCTTGTGACGGTATAGAAAAAGGAGTGCAGTGTGACGGTATAGAAAAAGGAGTGCAGTGCTGGATAGATCATTGGATGGGGAAAGGAGGAAAATAATGATTCACACAGGATTGGTAAGGAAAATTGACGATCTAGGAAGAGTAGTTATCCCCAAAGAAATGAGGCAGAATTCTAACTTTGGAGAGGGAACATATGTAGAATTCTTTTGGGATGACTCCAAATGGAATATCATCATAAAACCTTTATTTTCCGAACCTGACATGGAAAATATAAATAAAATGTATCAGACACATATACCGTATGACAATGTAAAGTAGCAAAGGGAGATGAAAGCTGTGGGGATAGGGGATGATAAAGAGTTAAATTCATATGAATTACGCATGAATTACTTTGCCTTGTTAGTT